AATTGGAGGAGGTTACCTTTATTTAAAATTACTCATTTAAAAGATATGTTTTATTCATCACTATCAACTACCTTAAATAGTATAATGTCTTCAAAAGAATTATTGAATGTTTCTGATCTTAAAAAAAACAAAGAAATTTATGCATATAGAACTGTTATAGCAAATAGTACAAGTCAACAAGTTTCAGAATTTTTAATGGACACAAGATATGCATATATGTCTTCTTTTTCAATTTACACAAATATTCATAAACTTCTCATAGAAAAACTTGCACCTCCTTATGATTGTTCTTTAAGTGTTTGGATTGTTGAAAAACTTTTGATAAAATTACCTATACTTTTTAGTGAAATTATGTCTGGTAGTGTTAATATGAAAGTCCCAAAGTATTCAGATGGTCAAAGACTAAATGATTCTTTAGGTGGTAAAATAATTTTGTCTTCCCTTTGGGGTAGTTATAAATTACTGGAACCACAAGAAATACTAGATGAAGCTTTCTTATATGTTTTTACTGTAAAGGAACCTTCAAACAATTTTCATGAAGAAATAAATGCAATAAAAACAATATTAGATTTTCAAAAACAATATGATGATTTAGATTTAAAATATAAGAATGGTGATGTTTCTACAAAAGAAAATTTTTATGAATTTTTTGAAAATACAAAATATGTAGGCTATTCTGCTTCTGTTATAAAAAAATCAACACAATATACACTTTCAATAAATAAACCAGATATATCTAAAATAATTGATAGCATACAAAAAGAATCAGTTGGTGAAATATTAAGTACAAAAGCAGTTATCCATGATGTAAATAGAGAATTACAAGAAGTAGAAAAAGATAGAAAATTTAGAAGAAAATTAAAAAGAAGAATCATAAAAATAACTCCTGAGGAAAAAAATATTGAAGAAAAAATTGAAAATGCATCAAATTACCTTTTTTAAAACCCATTATGGTTACTATAATGAAACAAAACCTAGACAAAAAGTTTTTGAAACAATTCTAAATAAAATTACTAAGAATAATAAAATCATAAATACAATTGATTTGGCAAATGATTTTGTTTGTAATGAAAAAGGAGATGTTTTAGCAGATATATGTATTAAAGCACAATATGGTTCAAAAAGAGAATTTTATGTGGTTAATATTGGTGCTAAAGCCTTAATGAGATGTTGTGAAAATTTTTTTAAAGAAATTTCAAAACAAAATGATAATGAAGCTATTTCTATACCTGGTGACAAAAAAATGATGAAAATGCAAACAATTTTAGACAAGTCCATTCAAAAAATAAATTCAGAATCATCTAAAATAAGATTTATAAATGGTGATTGTACAAAATGGTCTGCTGCAGAAACTATGGGTTCTTTTATTTCAATGCTAGAAGGATTCAAAAATGACGTACCAAAAAATATGTTTTGTTTGCTTCAAACTGTTTTTTGTGTATGGGGAAATAAAGAAATACAAATTCCATTAAGTATATTAAATAAAGTTGTTCCTTCTAAAGAGAAAACACAATATCTATTTGACTATAATGTAAATTCAAATGGAAAAATAAAAAGTACACAAAATTTTTTACAGGGAATGTGCAATTATTCTTCTTCGTATAAAGCTGTTTGTTGTACAAATTATACAATTAAAATTTGGAAAAAAATCTATCCAACATCAACATTAACAATTGAACACATGGAACATTCTGATGATTATGTTGTTATTGTTGTTTATGATCAAGAAATTGATTTCATCAAATTTAGGATTTTACATAAAATGATGATGAGATTACATGGTTATAATGATAGTGAAAGAAAAACTAGCTGTCAATCTTTTTT